TTGCCCTCTGCCTTCGCAGACGGGGCGCCCAATGCAAGCGCCCCAGCGACGACAGAAGCAGCAATCAGAAAGCGCTTCATGTTTATCAGAAGAAAACACGCAGACGTTAGTAGAACTACTTACCAAGGCACACCCGTGCCAGTGGTTGGAGTGGCCTGCTCTGTCAGCTGCGCTTCCAAGGCAGCGTTGACTTCCGCAACCTTGTCGTTGCCCAGGGCGGCTTTGACCCAGCCCACCACCGTTGCCTCGTCAAGGTCGGCGTAGGGGGTAGTCACGTCGCCTTCAAGAGCAAGCTCGCCGTAAGCGCCAGCGGAATACACCTCGTCGTCTGACCGTGCATCAACGGAGTAATGCACAGAATCGACGCGGCCGGTGCTGAGTGTGCGGGAAAGCGTGTTCACTTTCCAGGTAATGGTGGACATGTGAAGAAAGCAATGGGGTCAGAGTAATTCAACCTGCAGCTTCTAAGGCTGCAACTTTGGTTTCTAAGGTTTCAATTTTGGCGATTGCCTCTTGCAGTGCAGCGGTCAGCAACGGAGTCAATTGGCCGTAGTCCATGCCTTGGTAGTCAGGTACTTCGTTGCCGTCTTCGTCTGTCGTCATTGCATTGTGTGTGCCAGTCACAGCTACAGGAACGACTGTTTGCGCTTCGTGAGCAAGAAAGCCATCAGTAAGGACGCCATTAGGGTCGCCAATCATGGTGAACTGCTTTGGCTGCAGTTGCTTCACTCTTGCAATCCCATTTGCCATTGGGACTATATTTTCTTTCAAACGATAATCTGAACCAGTGTTGTAAACAACAGTAGTTCCGTTGGAGCCCAAGTTAATAGAGGTAACACTTTGGCCGTTCCTCATAAATGCAATATAACGACTATCATCGCCGCTACTCCAGTCAAACCTGTTGAGGTACATGTTTGACCAACCACGGTCTGCGTTAGTCGCAACAACTATTGCGCCGCCATTAGAACCGTTGTCTTTTCTAAAGTAAAAATTACCATTACCACTGGTTTGAGCGTAGTTACCTTGCGAGTAATCACCATTATCGCCGACATAAAAACCGCCAGCATTGTCAAATATAGCTTGAGTATTCCAGCCAGAACTTAAGTCTGTAGTAGCGCCTATAGCGTAAGAAGCGGTTTTAATGTGTAGTTGAGTATTCTCACTAATGAGACCAAAAGATGTATTTGATGCGCTGCCGTTATTGATGAAAGTTACACCTTGCCTTCTGTTGTAGCCATTTGCCATGGCAAGTTGGACGGCATGATTGCCTCCAGCATCCATGTATAGTGTTTGATCTGCAGCACTGCTAGAGCCAGATCCTGAGATATATAGCTTGTAATCACTGCTAGATGAACCAATGGCAACGCGACCATTGGAGCTGATTCTGAAACGCTCAGTACTGTTTGTGCCAAATCTAAGATGTGCGTTTTCGTAATTCCAAAGATAGCCGTCAACTCCACCCCAGTTGCCGACAAACATCCCTTGACTGGATCCAGTTCCAGTGCTGCTGTTTTGAAACAGCGTTGCCGAAGCTCCGCCGTAAACATTCAAATTAGCAGTAGCAACCTGCGTTCCAATAGCAACCTTTCCACCATTTGGCTGTATAAATAAATCGTAAATAGTTGTATTTCCGTCAGAACGTTGCGCCTGAATATATCCGTTGCCACTACCGTTTGCGCCCATAGCAAGGCCGTAGCTACCACCATCATCATTGCCGACAAGCAAAGAAGACGTTGATGTACCTGCTGCTGGGACTCCGCTGCTGGAAAAACCTTTGGCGATACCGATACCTCCAGAGCGGGTAACGCTTGTGCCCAGCATTAAGCGCCCTACGCTGTCAATTTGCATCCGCTGATTGTTTGCGGTGCGAAACTCCATTTTGTTATCGGCGCTGTACCACAAGCCTCCAGACGCTGAACTTGCACTATTGACAAAATTGATGCGGTTGTGTGCAGTGCTGTTTGTTGTGTTTAATTTGAGGTTTGTGTCTGAGCCTGAGCTAAGAGTTAAAAGCTGATCAGGTGCAGCCGTGCCGACTCCCAAGCCACTGCCGGCCAGGCGCATTTTTTCTGAGCCAGATATTTCCCAAGTATGAATACCAGTGCTATGGCTTCTTAACTCAGAAGTTGCATCGCGGCCTCTAATGTAGATACCGCTGTTGCCAGTACCTACATTCGTATAGTAAAGAAATTGATCGCTGCCTTCCAGCATCACATTGCCAGCGACGTTTAGCCTTTCTGATGGAGCTGCGTCTCCAATACCAATCCGGTTATTGGTGCCGTCAACGACTAAAGTTCCGTTGTCGATGTTGATGTTTTCATCGACGCCGCCAGTGGTGACTTGAGTGAGTGTCATGGTCAGGAAGCTCCTTCGAGTGCAGTGAGTCGAGCCTCCAAGGAGGCGTTCTGTGTTTCCAGGGTTTCAATTTTCAAAGCCGCCTCTTGTAATGCCTTCATCATGTAGGCAACCATGCCCGATGGGTTAAAGCTGTACCTATCAGTTGTAGCTGTAAGCGGATATGCCTCAGGAAACTTTTCAAGGTTATCTTGAGCAATAAAGCCTTTGGTTTTTTCAGCTCCATCCTCTTCCTCAATCCAGTTAAAGAGTTGAGGGCTTAGAGTTTTGAACTTAACAAGGTTGTCTTCGGTCCAATCTTCAAAGTTTTTCTTAGCTCTTCTGTCAGAACTTGAAGTGCTGTAAGTAACAGAGCTAGTGCTAATGCGAATATACCCCACCAAGTTTCCATTGCGCTTGAACTGGACATCCTCCATATTTCGAGCAGAGTTATTGTCCTGATCGTGAATTGTTAGCGCAGGCTGAGCTGAGTAGTACGCAAAGTTTTCAAGATATACACAGCCCTTTTGATTAGGGCTGTAAGCAATATGGACGTGATGGCCGGTTCCAGGGTTGGAATCAGCAATAGAAATTACTCTATTATTATCAATGCGATAAAGTTCAGTGCCCGCGATATACACTTTGTGCTCTGTGCGGCACATCTTGTACATATCAGTGGTGCTGGCAGAGCCGCCGCCATTAGAACCCTCAAACAAGAAACCGCTTCCGTTTCCATTCGAGGAAACTGCAGTTTTAATGACATTTTTTTCGTTGTTGTTGCCGCTGTAGAACGAACTAAACGTATCTGCAAACGTGCCATCAACTCCGGTGCTGCGCACCTGGACGCCATTGGTGCCGCCAATAGTGAGCGGGGCTGATGCGATTTGATTGGTTGTCGAGATTCCTACGCCGCCGCCTGCGAAAATACGCATCCGCTCGGACAAAGTACCGCCGCTAGCTGTACTGAAAAACATGTAGCCATCGTTTTCAGCGCTCTGCCTTGCAACAGCGACTACTCCATTATTATTACCGCCGTTGCTTCTCCAGATAATACTTCCGTAATCGTTGGTGTTTGCGGCAGCATTTGTACGGTGTATGAATATCTTTGCGTTACCGCTTCCTCTTGATACTTGTAGCGCTCCTTGCGGAAGGGTGGTTCCGATGCCGACATTTCCTCCTGATGGATTGATAAGAAGATTCCTTGTATCCCCACCCTGGGTTATTGACTGAATCCTAGCCATTCTATTAGCAGCATCAGTATGTGATGGTTGAATACCAAAATTCAGTTGAACTGTCCCTGACGCTGAATCATTGTTTGCGTTTGCTGCAACTCGCAATAAATCAGTAAATTGATTTGCGGTTTGATTTTGACCACCACTTACTTCTAATTTTGTATCAGGACTGTTGGTATTTACGCCAACATTGCCTGCGCTCGTAATGCGCATCCGCTCCGTAGCGTCTGTATTAAACTGCATGTGATTGTCATCATGCGCGTATTGAATTACGCCACGTTCTTCATCACTTGCACCATCATTGTCTGCAAAACAAATACGGCCTGATGCATTAGATGCACTATAAATTGTCATGCCTTCGGCGCCAGACCCACTGCCTATTACAAGGTTTTCAGCACCTGCTTTGAAATTGCCGGGATTTGTAACTCCGAGGCCAAGGTTTCCAGAACTGTCAACGCGTAGACGCTCGGACCCGTTAGTAATGACGATCAACGGGGTTGACGAGCCAACTGCTTCTAGCTTGAACCCTCCACTGTCAACAGCCGCTGTACCTTCTCTGGTGCCATTGCGGAATAAATCGACAAAAGAACCTGATGTTCCATCTACAGCAAGTGATCCAAACCCGCTAACGCTTCGTGGCGTTGATGTATTAACTCCAATTCTTTGGGCATATACATTGCCGTCAGTTTCAACATCTTGCGTGCCAAAGTCCGGGCTGATCTTTGTGCCAGCAATAGCTGCACTGCTGCTGACCTTGGCGTTAGTGACAGCACCGTCGACCAATTCTGACGTGTCGACCGTGTTGTTACTGGGCTGGCCAATGTTGACCGTCGAGCCAATAGTGACAATAAAGTGGCTTGCGCCAGATGCAGGCGCAGCAGCAAAGATGATGTCGTTGGTGTCAATCGCAAAGCCTTCAGACGGCTGACTGGTGCCGCTGTTTGGCTTTTGAATTACGCCGTTGACGCTGACCAGCATTTGCTGGGCGTTGGCGCCAGCGTTGCTAAGGGTGAACCGATAGGCGCTGCCGTTAAACGTGGCAGACCCACCGCCTGTGCCACTCGATGACGACAACGTGTTGATAAAGAAGTTGCCGACAGACTGCACTTCTTCCCATGCAGAATCGTTGGCGTCATAGACCTTCATCTTGCCTGCGGTCGTGTCAAACCACAGGTCGCCAGCATCTAGGTCAGTGGTCGGTGCGTTGGCTGATACGCGATACCGAGCGTTGAAATCATTGATGTCATCGCTGAGCTGAACAACGTCAGTCTCCTTGGCGATGAGCTTGTGATAGGTGTAGGTGTTGAGCGTGCTGGTGGTCTGCACCTGCAGGCCCAGGCCGGCGCCCAAGGTGGTGCTTTGCAGGCTGCTGGGAAAGCCAGTGATTGTGACTGTGACGTTGCCAGTGGTGCGGCCAGTAGTGCTTGCGCCGTTGGCATCAACAACAACGCCACCTGCATCAGCAATCGACACCACCGTGCCAGCGTTGTCGCTGGGCAAGCCAGACACAAACGTGTTGACTGCTGAGCTAGTTGGAATGTCGTTGGTGTTGGCAGGTGTCAGCGTGCTGCTGATCGTCTTGCCGTCCAGTTGGTTGAGCTCTGCTGTAGACGCAGTCAAGCCGTCAGTGACGTTGAGCTCAGTAGTGGTGGCAGTAACGCCGTCAAGAATGTTGAGCTCGTTAGTGGTGGACGTGACACCGTCCAGCTTGTTGAGTTCTGCAGTGCTGAGCGTGGCGCCATCAAGCACCTGCACTTCTGCCTGAGTCAGATCAGCAAGGGCAGATGCCGTGCCGCTCTGCATCGTCGACAACTCAGTCAGCTCAGAATCCAGAGGCTGCTTGCCATCGATCTGGCTTTGAATTGCAGAGGTAACACCGTCGACAAAGTTCAGCTCTGCCGTTGTTGCAGTGACGCCGTCCAGCTTGTTGATTTCCGCAGCTGTCGCAGTCACGCCATCGAGCGTGTTTAGTTCTGACGTAGACGCAGTAACCCCATCAAGCTTGTTGATCTCAGCAGCAGTTGCCGTAACGCCATCAAGGATGTTGAGCTCAGCCGTGCTTGCAGTCACACCGTCCAGCTTGTTTAGCTCAGCTGTGTTGGCAGTAACGCCATCTAATTTGTTGAGCTCTGCTGTAGACGCAGTAATCCCATCAAGAGTGTTTAGCTCTGCTGTGGTGACAGTGGCCCCGTCAAGGATTTGCGTCTCTGTTTGGGTCAGGTCCGCCAACGCACTGGCAGTGCCAGACGACATGGTCGCCAGCTCAGTCAGCTCAGCGTCGAGCGGTTGGAAGTTGGTGTCGACGTAGTTCTTTGTGGCTGCATCCTGCGCCCCTGTCGGGTCAGATACGTTGGTCAGCCGCTGGTTGCCAAGCGTCGGCAAGCCAGTGGTGCTGCTGATCGTGACAACCCGCTTCTGCGCATCGTCTAGCTCTTGGTCAAGGTAGAGCTGCTGCAGTGCGTTGGTATCTAGGTCAGCAGCCGTCAGCGTTGAGCCGTCGGTGTAGTCGACCAGGACGTTGTCG